GGGCCCCCGCCCACAAGGTAGGGGGCCCACATCACGTAGATCGCGTGGTGGAGTCACGTTCCGAAGGTGCTACTGTGTAAAACCCCGGAACCTCCTTTTCCATCGAGAGGACAGGAAATTCAGCATGCCATATGTAGAGACGGTGAAGCATGAAATGGCCCCTACGGGTCGTTTCTATACGCTGGCCTCGCCAGCGCATACGCCAGCCGAGAGGCTGACGATGCAATCCGTCGATAAGTCGTTTCGCACTCGTATTCCCAGCGATGGGATTACTCGTGTGATACCGACTTCCACTATGGAACCATACACATGGTTCTTGTCTCTTCAGAAGCTGAAGCGCGAAGCGCTAAAGGCTACTGATTTCGACATCTCCACCCTTACAGTGGATAGTGGCCACACCTGGTCCAATGAGAAGTGGGTTAACCCCGCTCTCGGACTTGACTGTTCCGTCAAGTCTAGTAGTTGGACCATGGAGTTCTACAATGCTCTACCTAGATGGACGAACGGGGATCCTCGGATCTTCAATTCGCCCCCAGCTTCAGGGTTGGAATCCTGGGCTGCGGTAGAGTACGGCGATGCCGCGTCGATGAGCAATTTCAGTCTGGCTCAGTTCCTTGGGGAACTGAAAGACCTACCTCGCATTATTCCCGATCTTATTAGACGCGGGAGTATTGCTCGGTCGGCCGGTTCAGACTACTTGAACGTCGAATTCGGGTGGAAACCACTCGTCTCCGACTTACAAGCCATCACGCTTTCTCTTTTGGAAGCGTCAATGGGCATGTTTCGTCCATTTGGTGCGTATCATCGACGTAGGGTGAACCTACCCATCGAAACGTTTGATCGTTACGATGGGTCTGGAACCTTCACCATGCTTTATGGCAACCAGATTCTTGCGAATCAATGGGAGTCAAAAGTAGGGTCTGGAGGTTCCAACAACGGACTTCTGCAGGGGATTTACTCCTCTACACTCAAGACGAAAGTCAAGAGGTCCCTTGAGGGAGAGTTCGTGTACCTACCGAAGGCTGGGTTTGACCCAACCGACTATTGGTCACGAGCCGAAACGCTGATGGACGTGAATCTCACGCCCGCAACGCTTTGGGAACTCTCACCCTTTTCCTGGTTGGTTGATTGGTTCTCCGATATCGGAGGTGCCGTTCAATCAATGGAGGCTGCGGTTAACAACCGCATCCTGAGCACTTATTGCTACGCTATGGAGAGTACCGAGATGGTACTCGACCAGAGTGTTGCTGCGATCCGTCCTGCCCAGAGTTCAAACCGATATTTCGGTAAGAACTTCTGGCAAGGCGAGTCGTCATACACTCGGAAGCGTCGCATTCGTGCAAATCCTTTCGGATTTGAGGGTAGCTCGTCGACCCGCCCAACAGGTGGGAAGGCCGCTATTCTCATTGCGCTGGGACTCACAAAGTCGTAGTGCAGAACACACACTCATTCATGAACCCCTGGCTAGGTTAAGCCGCAAACAAGGAGAACCAGTGCTCGCCGATCCTCAGTCCGTTACCATCTCTGGTACGGCCACTTCTCGTCCCCGAATTGACGAGCGTCCTCAGACGCACGTCTATTCGAATCGGAC